ACATATGCAAAGCATGTCCAGAATTTAGTAATTTAAAATTTTGTGGAAAATGTGGATGCTTCATGCCATTAAAAGTTAGAATTGAAAGTGTATCATGTCCAATGAATAAGTGGTAATGTTACAAAACAATTGCAGTTTGATTACAGTTCTGTTTAAAAACTGTAATATGATAGATAATAAGATGTAATACTTTTTAGGAGATGTGAATGAAGTTAGCAAAAATCTTGGCAATGGCCACATTATTAGTAGCAGGTGCAGCACAAGCAGGTGGATACGCACAATTAGAATATTCGACTGAAGAAAATCGCAATACACAGAAAGAGGGAATTAAAGCTGGTGTAATTGCTGGAGTAAAAACAACTGAAGGTTGGGACTATAGTTTTAAGTTAGAAACTGGCCAAGCAGAGTTGGGAAATGGTTCTATCAGCGATGGTGTTGAAGTTCGTGTAAGAAAGAATTTTGATAAAATTGGTTTTGTTACACCAATGTTAGGTGTTCGACTTGGACAAAAGGTTACATCCTCAACACATTTTGGTCACTATGCTATTGATGGTGCGTTGAAGTTCCCACTATTTGGTTCTTTCAAAGGTGAAGTTGGAGCACGCCATAGAAATGCATTTGATACAGAAAATTTATATGAATCAAATCGTGGTCATGTTACATTAGGATATGCATTAACAAAACAAGATGAGGTAAGTGTTCGTTTTGCTAAAGCATATGGTGATACGGCAGAAGAAAAAGATTCTTGGAGATTGCAGTACACTCGCAGTTTCTAATCAAACAAATCGGTCACGACGATAAGGTGACTCTGGAACCGTAACCAGAAACTATAATGGATAAAACCTACCGTAGTATCTTTATCTCAGATGTTCACCTTGGAACAAAAGATTGCAAGGCTGAGCATCTGAATAATTTCCTCAAGCATAATTCATGTGAAACATTATATCTTGTTGGTGATATAATCGATGCATGGAAAATCAAACAAAACAAATGGCGTTGGAAGCAATCACACACCAATGTGGTGCGTAGAATTCTTGGTCACTCGAAACGTGGTACCAAGGTCATTTACATATTAGGTAATCACGATGAATTCCTCAGACCATATCTACACTATGGTTTAGGATTTGGTATGTTAGAAATTAAAAATCAATGCGAACACATTGGTGCAGATGGTAAACATTATCTTGTTACGCATGGCGATCTATTCGATGGTATCACAAGATTAGCACCATGGTTATCCATACTAGGAGACAAAGCATATGATTTCGTTCTTACTCTCAATTCTCGATTCAATTGGTTCCGTCATAGACTTGGTTTTGGCTATTGGTCTCTTAGCCTTTATCTTAAACAACGTGTAAAACGTGCGTTAGACTTCATGTTCCAGTTCGAAAAGAATCTTGCTGGTTACTGTAAGAAAAAAGGATACGATGGTGTTATTTGTGGTCACATACACAAAGCAGAAATAAAAGAAATAGATGGTGTATCTTATATGAATGATGGTGATTGGGTTGAATCATGTACAGCATTAGTTGAGCATCACGATGGTCGATGGGAAATAATCACATGGACACAGGAGAGCGATAATGTGGTTGATGATATTGATAGCAGTCCACCTAAACGATCCAAGCGATCAACCCGCAAGAATGACGATGGAATTTCCTGACCAACATTCTTGTGAACAAGCAAAATCTAGTTTATCGTATTCGGTGAAGTTTAAGAATTTTAAAATTGAGGCATCATGTCAAAGAAAATCCTTGTAATAACTGATAATGTACCAGACCAAATCAACGGTGTTGTGGTTACTTTCAAAAGCATGGAAGAACATGCGATTTTGGATGGTTATACTATTGTATACCTTACTCCCCTTCAGTTCGTACATGTTGGTTGCCCAGGCTACTCTGAAGTTAAACTTGCCTTTCCGTGGGACATTGGCAAGAAGATTAAAGAGATATCTCCAGATTATATACACATCGCCACCGAAGGTCCTCTTGGTTTGTGTGCTAGACTTTATCTTGACAAACGGGGCTATCGTTACAATACTTCTTACCATACTAAATTCCCTGAATTTCTAAAAGCAATCTATCACATTCCTATGCCAATAACATGGAGTTATTTGCGTTGGTTTCATAAGCATTCAGGTAAGTTGTTGGTCAATACAAGGTCAATGAAGAAATTATTGGAAGATAAAGGATTTACTAGTCCTATGATTACATGGACTAGAGGTGTTGACCGAGAAAAACTTAAACAGACTAAACAATATGATTATGGTGAAAGACCCATTGTATTATATGTTGGTCGTGTATCAAAAGAAAAGAACCTCGATGCATTGTGTGTGATGCAGGACACCTACGATATTGAAATTGTTGGTGATGGTCCATACAGAAAGAAACTAGAAGAAAAATATCCTAAGGTAAAGTTCTTGGGTTATCAACAAGGTTCAGAGTTGGCAAATAGTTATGCGAGAGCTGATGTATTCTGTTTCCCAAGCAAATCAGATACATTTGGTATTGTGATGATTGAAGCAATGAGTTTAGGTACACCAGTTGCTGCATATCCAGTTGATGGTCCATTAGATGTGATTGATGAATTCACAGGACACATGGATGAAAATCTACACAAAGCAATTATGATTTGTCTACAGATGGATCGTAAACTAGTCAAACAAGCATCTAGCATATGGACATGGGAACAATGCTGGACTATATTCAAAAACAATCTTGTGGAGATCATCTAAATAGGCGTTTAGAGGAGTGATCCATGAAACGCCTATTGTTATTCGTTATGGCAGTATTAATGGTATTGCCAGTATATTCAGCAGAACCATATCGTTTACCTTTTGTAGAATTACAAAACGGCCCGACTAAAATTCCATTTGTTAAGGATGAATGGACTCTCGCTGTTGAGAGAGCCGATTGGTTTCTGTTTGTAGAAAAAGGATTATTGAAAGAACGCAAGGACATGTATGAATTTCATGCTGTTACAATATACAAGAAACCATACTATAGTCAAGCAGTTAAGACTGAAGTGAGCAAGATATATACTTACGGAGTTCTTAATTGTAAAGAAGCAAATCTGTATATTTTATATGAGTGGTATGTGGATCCTGATGATACAATAGTTTTTAAAGGATCACATGAGTATGGTGCATATACAGTTGAAATGTTGACACCAACTACAGCAAGAAATGATGTTTATAACCAAATATGTAAGGAAACGATATGAAAAAATTATATGCAATAGTAGGATTCTTATTCCTGTGTTTATTTCTACCAACACAAGCAAAAACACCAGAAGGTGTAACGTATGATGCGGTTATCCTTCGTGTTAGTGATGGTGACACCGTAGTTATTTCAGCACCATTCTTACCACCACCATTCAAACAAGAGTTAGCTGTCCGTATCTATGGTGTTGATACACCAGAAAAAGGATTTAGAGCACAATGTCCAAGCGAGGATCAACGTGGTCAAGCAGCATCAGCATTCACCAAAAATCTAGTTGCTAAATCAGTTAAACGTCAAGCGACACTATATGGTTGGGACAAGTTTGGTGGTCGTGTACTAGGTGATATTATACTTGATGGTCAAAGTCTCCGTGCTATGTTAATCCAAAACGGTTTTGCTCGTGAATACTTCGGTGAGGCAAAACAATCTTGGTGTAATTAAGGAGAGTGAAATTGATGAATATTAACCATACATGCGATGCATGTGGAACATCATTCATTATACAGTATGATCCAGAAGATAGTGAGACAGATCCAAATCATTGTCCATTTTGTGCGGAGTATCTACACATTCCAGATCATGCGTATGAGGATGATGAGGAAGAAGATTATGACGAATGACATGGTACTTTCATAATACACCTGTAGAATTTACAGAGAATGATGTAAAGGATCACTTTGGTTTTGTTTATTTAATTACGCACAACCAAAGTGGTCGTAAATACGTTGGTAAGAAATTCTTCACCAAATCCAAGACTAAACAGGTCAAGGGTAAGAAAAAAAGAACCAGAGTAAAATCCGATTGGGAGGATTACTATGGGTCAAATAAGGAACTATTGGATGAAATTAAGGTCAACGGTAAAGAGAACTATACCAGAGAAATTCTGCATCTTTGTGGCTCGAGGTCAACATGTAGCTATTATGAAACGTATGAAATATTTTGTCGTCATGCCCTACTGAGCGATTCCTACTATAACGCATGGGTTTCTTGCCGCATCCGTAAAGATCACCTCAAAAACGCTTGATTTTTTGTGCATTGCATCATAAAATATACTAAATAACAGTATAGGAGGATGCAATGCTAAAACAATTTATAGACTGGTTTACCAAATCACAAATGTCCGAGATAGAAGAATATATCTCGTCACACAATCCAAAATCTACCGCGGATGTAGAGCAATTAATTAATGAGTTCAACTATAAAAGGAAACTACAATGCTTTTAAATTCACCAACATTCCCAACGTTCTATACATTTAATGACGTAGCACGTAAATCTGAGGGTTTCCTTACTAAGGCGATTGATCTTCAGAAACAAATCAATAACTTACAGATAGCGTTTGTTGACCAAGTGACAGATGGATACTTTACTACATATACAAAGAAAGCAACAACTTTCAATGAGAATATGGCAGAAGATGCGAAAAAATTCATCCAAACAGGTACAAACTCCGTATCGAAAGATAGCAAGTAAAATGAAGTCTTGGTCGCCCGTTGCTCGGAACGGGTGGGCGATCAAGTTTTCCACATATGGTGAAACGATTCTTTTAATCTTTCATTCCCATATGACCAATCAAACCATCGTGCGATTTTTTATAGATGAAATTGATGCTGTTAATTTTATCAATTTTATAATATCCCACGATCCATCCCTAGAATTGCCAGAATAATAACAAAACTGTTACCAAAACAGTAACATTTGTGTCGTATTTTTGCAACAATCCCATAATTACCGGTTGACCTAAAATCGCTCCAGGAGTATAATGATTCCATTGAGTTGATAACAAGGAGAAACAAATGTCACAAATTATTAGTTATGAAACAGCATTGGAAATGTATGATTCCATGCTGAATGAGTGTAACCCAGTAGTTAAAATCGGTTACCTCGAATTTGATCCTGCTTATGCTTTGAAGGAATTAGATCCTATCGCATACAATGTAGGTTTTTCTGATTATTGCGCTGACTTAGAGTCGGACGATATCTTTATTGGAGATGAA